ATCGAAAGTTTTCGGTCTAAACCTGAATACAAAGTGGATACAATAATTACTGAGTCGACCTCAGACAAGGGTCTTGTCGACGAGATCAGTGATTACATCCGTAATTGGAGTCAGCTTAGCAAAGTGCCTAAGTTGAAACCACCGCGACTTGTGATGAGTAACAAAGCAGGGCCTAACGGTCCCGCTACTATTAGTGCCATTAAGGATCTCACTGCCCTGCGCAGTGAACCTGGGCTTTTATCTAGTATAAATGAAATGTTTGCGATCGTAGATCCGAACACATTCATAAAAACCAGCTCATACAAATCACACCCTGGGACATTTCTGTCGTCAAAGTTAGTGCTATTAAGCGACAAAGCGTGCAAAACACGAGTTGTTGCTATAGCAGACTGGTGGTCAAACACGGCACTGGAACCAATTCATACTAGTATGATGGGGTTCCTAGCCAGACTGCCAAGCGACATGACCTTTAGACAAAGTGATATTCCGAGACTTGTTAAAAGTCTAGGAACAAATCTATTTAGTTCCGATATGACTGCGTTCACAGACCGATTTCCTAGAAAGCTAGAAGTCGCTCTATTAGAAGCAGCATTTGGTGAACAAATTAGTAGGTTATGGGAACAAATCGTCGCAAACCGTACCTTCCAACACCCACAAGGCGGTGTGAGGTATGCTTGCGGTAATCCCATGGGTTTGTTAAGCTCATGGCCAGTATCAACCGCATGTCACCATGCTGTTAAGCAGTGGTGCGCGTATAAGGTAGGCATAAAATCCTACAAATATCTTATACTCGGAGATGATACTCTCGACTCTTCCAAGGAAGTGTACGAGCTGTATACGGATACAATCCGTAAACTGGGAGTTTCCATATCACTCTCAAAATGCACAGAGAGCGAAGACGGCTCAGCCGAGTTCGCCAAAAGGCATTTCCGTAAACAAGTAGAAGTGACAGGCCTTCCTGTACACTTGTTAGAAACGGTTCATGAAAGCCCTGAGCAGTTCCTAGAACTGGTCAAGATCTCATGTGAGAGAGGGTACGAGGGTAAAATCCTCGCCCCGTCTATGGCTCGATTACTGGCTGGCCACAAATGTGGTAAGCTAGTAAGTGACATGTTGTCTCTTCCGGAAACGGTTCTAGGAATGCCTCCACTTCTGGAGGTTAAACCCGGAACTTGGGCGGATAAACTATCTACCCTATCCGAGGAGTGTCTAGAACGTAATTCTGCGATCGCGAGAAACTACGTGTTCTGGACTACAACTATCGGGATTAACAAACCCGACACGCCAAAGAAAGTCACTCAGGTGTCCGTAGAACCGAACCATCCGCTGATGTTCGCACTTAGCGAGCAACTGGCGGACTACCTTCCGGAGACGGAAGATGAGTTCAGTATCTACAACGGATGGATGGAAGGGAATTATCGAAAAATGGCAAATGTGCCAAATATCGACACGTACCGTTACTACAACAAGGGGCATTACGCCACGAAATGTAGATACGATGTGTTAAAAGCACAGCTAGCCTTGGCCAACGGTGATTGTAATATTCCTTTGCACAAGCCCACAAAGTTAAGCAACTTTGAGTTGTTTGGCTTGGGCTTCCAAGTAGAAGAAGATGCGATGATCTACCAGGGTAGATTTCATCGAAGCATGTTCTGAGTTCTACTCAACCATAGGTACACACAGGAATGTGTAACACCCGGAGGTCGTGCGCCCGGAGGGCG